CCATGCGCCGGAACTCGCCTCCCACTCGAAAAGGGACGATGCGCTCGTTTCCTTCACGGAGAGAATACCCTCTATCGCCTGAGATTGGGAAACGCCCTGTATGGCGGTTTTTCCTATGTAGAAAGTGCGGTTCTGCGAGAGGTCCACTCCGTTGATAGTCCTCGTCAAAGGCACATAGTCGGAATGGGCGTGATTGAGGTCCACTTTGATTGTGTCCCCGTTCGACCACTCGAAGGTCAGGATGCCGTCCTGTGTCGTGGTGATGTCCGAGAGGACGGTCACATCGAGCGAGGACACGATGGAGTCAACTTGGCTCTTGGTGTAGAAGTCCGCCGTGACCGAGTTGACGGTCAAGGTCGAGTACCCGCTCCCGTTCGACAAGGAGACGGGCGTACCGACTTGGCTACGGGGCACATTCACCCACGCCCCTTGCCCGTTGTTCGCCGTAGCGTCCCACGAAAGGAGGTCGCCCGCCGCCGGATTCGGGACGGACACATCGGAGAGGTCGTTCAAATACGAAATCGAGCCGCCACCACCGCCCGTGCCAATGCCTCCGGCGGAGAGCCATCCCGGAACCCAAAGGTTTTGGTATTGGCTCTTCAAGGTGACATTCCCGTCGTCGTCGAGCATGAAGAAGGACTCGGCGACCGATGTCGGACCGTTGTATTGTTGGGTTTCGGACGAACTCGTCACGGACTTCGACGATGTGGTAGGGGCCGACTCCGATTCCGTCCAAGTCTTGCGCTTGCGGTCACGGAGAGTGACCTTGTAGGTGGGGATAGCCGACTCGCCCTCGTTGATGGTCAATGAATCGACCAACACATTGACGGCGGACGAGCCGATGATGTCCGCGTCCTGCAAGGCCATGTTTTGACCCGCCACGATGGTCCGGGAGTTCTCCACCATGAACTTCGCGTCGATTTCCGGCGTGTATTGCCACCGCTCGGTCGCCGTGTCGAGGAGGAGTTCTTGCGCCGACTCGTACAACTTGTTCTCCGCCATCCGGACATAGATGTCGGGCATGGCGATATCAAGAAGCACGAACTCGTCACCGGGGTACTCGTTCGATTGCCCGGCGTTCTCCAATCCACGAATCGGGTAGTCCGTGTTCGGGAACCATTGGGAAAGGTACTCGTCCTCGGAGCGGGCGAGTTCGAGATTCCACGAATCGCTCTCGGGCACATACGAGCAAGAGAGGATTTCGAAGGTCCGCCCGGCGCACCTGCCGGAGCGCATGGCAATTGTCTTGCCGTCGCCGAGGTTGGCTTGTTCCTCAATGTCGAATCCGAGTTGCCGGACGCTGATGAAGAAGGACCTGGCCCGGAAGTACGACACGGACGATGTGACCGCCCCCTCGATGGAGTACGAGTAGGTCCCGTCGGAGTTTTGGTTGAACTTTCCCATCACGAGCCTCGCCTCGAACCGGATGGTTTGGTTCGCGGCGAAGGTCATCTTCGCAAGGGAAAGGAACGCCGAGCCGAGCGTCCATTCCGTCGAGCCGGACGAGGTTTGGGACATCCTCGTCTCTTGCTCCCCGATGAGCGTTTCATTCGACCCGTCCAAGAGGTACGCCCGCATGAGGATTCCGACATACCCGAGAGTCGTCGTTACGGAACCCGTGACCGGGCAAGAAAGACGGAGTGTGTAGGTCCCCGCGCCGGATATCGTCACAGACTTCGAGTAGAACGGAGCGAAAAGGAGTTTTTGCGGGTACAAGAGACCGGACGGAGCCGTGCCGCTATCGGATGCCGAAATGGTGCTTGAATCCGTCGATACGGCGGACTTCCCGTCCTCTCCGGCAAGTCCGCTATCGAAAGAGTTCGGGGCCGAAAGCACCCGGTCCACCCGCTCGTTCTCATTAGTATATACCGTCGTGGACGGATAATATTGCGCCGAGGACGAACCCAATGCGTCACGGACCGCCTTGATGGTCGCCTCACGGATGGTCGGGTATATCTCCGGTAGGTCGCCCGTCCCGTCGAAGTAGTAGGTCTTGGGGCGGAGGCCGATACGCGCTATGGATGCCGCGTCCTCCACATACGCCTTCGCCGCATCGGGAAGGTCCGTCCCGTCCACATCCGTGAGGCCCCACTCCGACACCGGAATCATGAGGTTTTGGATGTCCACCGACTGCGCGTCCTTGATGTTCTGCGAGTTGTACCACCTCGGCAACATGTTCTTGGACGAGCCGTAAACGAAGAGTCGGTTGGCGAGTTCGTCGGCGTTCGCCGCCGTCCGCGTGATGGAGGTCAAGCCGTTGCCCTTGCCATACAGGTACGACGATGTGGAGGACAATCCTCCTCCGCCGATGGTGATGACATTACGGGTGACGGTCGAGCCGCCAATCGTCACTTGCTCCCGTGTGAACACCCAACCGACTTCCGGCCATACCTCGTACACCTTGTCGAGCGCCCCGAGAAGGGAAACGCCCGACACGGTGAACTCCCGGGCCTCGGACATGAGGTCAACGAGGTCCTGGGACGCACCCATAGCCGTAGTCGCAAGGCGGACATGCCATTGGTCGGGATACATGTCGTCGAGGCAAGCCTGAATCCGCCGGGCGATGCCGTCCACACCCTCAAAGGTCGAGATGGAAGGTTGGGTAGAGAAGTGGATGCGGTTGTCTCCGGCCACGATGTCACGGAAGGGGCAAATCTCCAATTGCTTGGAGTCGTCGAAGAATTGGACGCTTTGGTAAATGTACGCCCCGCCGTAGGTGTTGCTCCTCGCTTGCTTCTTTAGTTGCGGTACATTGTATAGGCGGTAGGTAAATCCGGTGCGGGAGTACACTACATAGTCTCCCGCCGTGAAGTCTATCGGTGTCGGGGAGGCAACCTCTCGGAACTCCAACATGCCGGGTTTCATGTAGGTCCCGGTGAAGGTCGGCGTTCCGGAGTACTTTGAACCCCCGCTTCCGCTCTTCGGTATGACATCGAACCTTGCCATGCCCTACTGAACGGTCGTGATTGATTGGTTTGAATAGGTGACGGCGGTGGCCGGGTCGTTCACCTTGAAGGTGACGGAGAAGATGGTCCACGCGCAATCGTCCTCGATTTCGCGGATGTCGTCGTCGTAGTCGTCCTTGACATAGCGGACCTTCTGGTATCCGACCTCCTGCCACGAATCCCACACCTTGAACTCCCCGGTCTTCACTTTCGTGAGGAAGTCGCTCATTGCCTGTTCATCACCGACTTCGCGGTCTTGGCCGGAGTCGTGGAGGTGTCCTTGAAGGTCTTGATGTAGAACTTGACCGTGAACTCGAACGCCTTGAAGAACATTTGGGCGACATACTCATCGTCTCCGTGCTCGTCCTTCCAGTCGTTCTTGTACGGTTCCTTCACCTCGTGCTTGCCGAGTGAGGGTTGGGTTTGAGCGACCAAGCCGTAGGTCGTCGTGTCCCACGCGGTGAGGTCGGTCGCCGCTTGGATATAGAACGGCTTGTAGTTCGATATGGGGGGTACATAAATCATCGCCTTGCAATTTAGCAAGGCGAATCAAGAATCATCCAATTAGTATTGACTTGTATTGACTAATTCAACCGCTCGACGCGGACCACCGAACCGCTCGTGCCGGGCGCACCGATGACCGATTGTAATTCCGAGAGGATTCGTTGCGTGTTTTGCGCCGTGTCGTAGGTGTTGGCCGCAACTTGGTTCATGTAGTCGTTCAAGGTAGGGAAGGACGCACCGATGGTCGCAATATCGGACCAACCCTTCTCTTGCAACGCACGGACATAGGAGACATCGGCACGGATGGCGTTGATGTACGAGGCGAGAAGTCCCGCTTGCTCCTCGGTGATGGACTTGATGCCGGAACCGATAGAGTTGGAATCTCCGCCGGACATGCCACGGTACTTGTCGAAGACTTGGAGCGCATCCTCGACCATCGGAAGCATGTTCACCGCGCTTTCCATCGCACTCTCGACAACGCTCATGGCCGTCATCGCATCACCGCTTTGGAGAGCCTTCTTGAATCTCTCCCTCTTCTCGTCGTCGAAGGCCGCATCCATGAGCATGTCTTGTACGATGAGTTTGGCGTATGCCTTACCGACATCCTCAAGGATGTCCGCATAGTCAAGCGCCGCCTCTCCGGCCTCCCACCAAGAGTCCACAATCTTGTCGGCGACATCGGAAACCGCACCACCGACCAAAGACTCGGATATCGCGTCAATTTCCTCCAAC